AAGGTCGGATTTCAAGATCGTCGATGCCGCCCCGCCAATGGAAACCGTAATCCGGTATTGGGACCGTGCGGCAACTGAACAGACTGAAAACAGCCCAGATCCTGACTGGACTGCAGGAGTAAAAATCGGGCGTGGAACCGATGGACTTTTCTACATCCTCGATGTGGAGCGGTTCCGCGAACGTCCATTTGGCGTAAAGCGCCGCGTAGCAAACACCGCATCGAGAGACGGCTTTAGGTGCAGTATTGGCATCGAACAAGATCCAGGATCCGCAGGCATCTCGGAGGCTGATGATTTTATCCTTGCCTTGGCCGGCTACAATGTTCGTGCCTATCCCGTCTCTCAGGCGAAAGTAGTTCGATGGAAGCCCTTATCATCCCAAGCCCAAGCGGGGAATGTAATGCTCCTCCGCGGCGACTGGAACGATGACTTTATCGCGGAGCTCGCAGCCCTCACTGATAACCCCAAACAGTATGGACACGACGACCAGGCTGACGCTGCAGCTGGAGGATTCAACGCTATCGCCAGTACGCCCGTCGTCGACGAGACAATAGCCCGCGCCATAGCCTCGAGGAGGTCCTGATGAGCGCATTCTCCTGGTTCACCTCCCGCCGCCGCGGCACCTCCGACGTGACCAAGCTGCCGCCCCGCCGCCCCGGATCCAAGGACGCCTCCGCGTCGTTATCAGCCAACGCCGACATGCTCCTCGGGCTCTACCACGGCACCTATCCTGGCCTTGAGTTCGCCTCAGCCCTAGCCTTCGTCCCGATCCACACTCCGGTCGTGCTCATGGGGATCCCCACTCCCACGAGCGATGACCAGCGGACGCAAGAAGTCTTGGATGAGATCGTCGAGGCCATGAGCGAGAGCATGCCGAAGCTGCACCGGACGAGCCTTATCCTCGGGACGGGATGGCGGTGGCCACGGTTCGACGCCAAGACCCAGGAGCTCGTATGGGAGGCGATCCCTGATAACACGGTATCGGACATCCTGGTTGACGTGACCACCGATCGGCCCAAGGTCGTCCTCACCCATGACACAACCAAGCTATCCGTGGGGGAAAACCAGTATGCCTTCCTCGAGCGCAAGCGCCGCTTCGAGGAGAAAATCGTCACCGTCAAGTATTACGGCGACAAGCCCGTCGGCGTCGATGACTACACCACCAGGAACCTCTCGGGGATCCTTCCTGTTGCCTTTCCCAACGACACAGACGAAGGGGATATCCGCGGGCATTCCTCGCTCTCCAGGATCATCCGGGATCTCAAGGACTACCATGACATCGACTATCGCCGGAGCGAAACCATCTCGAAGTTCCGCGTGAAGATGGTCCAGACCTCGAAGAACATCAAGACCTGGCTCGGTCAGAACGGGATCGCCGAGGGCTGCTTCGCCGACGTCGACTTCTACGACAAGGACTTCGTACTCAACCTGTACGGCGACGAGACGACCACGTACGAGTTCCTTCCCCAGGGTGCGACCGACGCCTACACCAAGGCCCTCGAGGGGAAGTTCTGGAAGATCGTGGAAGGATCCGGGATCCCCGAGCTCTTCTGGGGTCCGCTTGCCACGGGCAATCATGCGACGACCGAAGAGCAGATGCAGCAGGCGGTCTCATACGTTGAGAGCCTCCGGACACAATGGCTCAAGCCCTATCAGCGGCTCTTCTCCGCTTCCCTGTCCCTCCTGTCCACCGCCCGGATGGAGCGGTACGACACCTTCACCATGGGGTGGAATCGGCTGGACGCCTTATCGGCGAAGACGAAGTCGGAGATCTTCCGGGCTTTTGCCGTATCCGTGGCCCAGCTCGCCCAGAGCGCGATGATCACCAAGCAGCAAGTCTACGACCTGTGGAAAGCGAATTACCCGGAGATCCCCGTGGGCGAGTTCGAAGAGTGGGTTGCAGGGATCAAGGACATGGCGGCGTTCAGGCAGTTCCTCGGGCTGGATTACGGATCCGGCCTCGAGGACTTCCAGGGGGATGCCAAGTGATCCAGGTCAACGACGCCGGCATCACGAAGACCGACTACTCCCGGCTCTTCGCCGCGGCCCGCAGGACCGCCGCCCAGCTGGACACGAGGACTCGCCTTCGCCTCGTCGGCATCTACCGGACCGCCGCCGCCCAGGCCGCCGAGATCGTCAAGGACACGCTGGAGCGCGGTCTGTCCTCGCTTACCGAGGCCGCCGACGAGCTCGCCAAGGGCACGGAAGACGAGATCACGAAGCTCATCACCAAGGCCGCCCCGCTCTTCCCCGAGGTAGATGCCGCGCTCGTGTGGGATGCATCGAAGATCTCCGGGGCCGACCGAAAGATCACAAAGGACGGCCTTGGTCGAATCGTCTCTGGCGTGTCCTCCGAGGTTGTGAAATCCCTGGCCACCCGCATGTGGCAGGACGGCTATACATTCTCCGATCGCGTTTGGGCTCCCGGGGCTGATGCCAAAGGCAGGCCGGTATCCGTTCGTGGCGACTGGCAGGAGCGGATCAAGATGACCGTGGCCGCAGGGATCACGCAGGGCAGGGACCCGGCCAAGATCGCCAAGGACATCCAGGTATACACCGCCGACGGCAAGGTAGCCCTATCCAAACGATGGGGAGCCCTTGAGCGGGGCACGGCGGAATTCGCCAAGCGCCTACCCGGGAAGATCGACTGGAGAGCGCAGCGTCTTGTGAGATCCGAGCTCTACACATCCATCCGCGAATCCCAGTTAGCCTCAGGCAAGCGCAACCCCGCATCGACGGGGCTATACGATTGGGTGCTATCCCAGGGACGACAGCATTGGGGATGCGAATGCGAGAGCCTGGCAGAAGGCAGCCCCTATACCGCGGAGAATGTCCCAACATCACCTCATCCCTCGTGCTTTTGCAGTATTCGTCCCCGGCTCATGGATCTCAAGGACTTCGTATCCGACCTTACCCGCTGGGCCAAGGGCTCAGGCGTGGATTATCTCGACGCATGGTACCGCGACGTGTACGCGGCGGCCGAATAGGAGGCGCACCGATGCCGAAACCGCAAGATGTCGTCGTCTACAACATCGCGGCGACTGAAAAGATAAAGATGCTCAAGCCGGAGGAGATCGACACCCTCGTGCCGTCTGCCGTCATGAACGAGCTCACCTCAGGAGACGAGTCGCCTTTTTTCAAGATCGAAGCCATCGAGTACCCCGCGAAGGGTTCAGGCGGTATCTACACCAAGGCGTTCTTCAACTCCTTCGTCGGCATCACCAAGAAGCGGCCTGTCCCTGGCTCAAAGCGCGGCCACGAGTGGATCTCCCGGGGACACTCCGACTTCTACACCGTAGGCGGAAAGCTCGTGGACAACGCCGACGGCGCCTCAGGCGTCGTCTATCTCAAGATCTACATCCCACCCCAGGGAGACGAAGGGAGCAATGAAGGATTCATCCGGGATGCGAAGGCCGGTATCGTCCACTTCTCCCTCGTGTCTGCGCCCGAATCCATGACCAAGAAGGACCCCGAGACCGGAGCTGACGTCCGGTACTTCACCTCATCCAAGGGCTGGGAGCGGAACGACGCAGTCGAATACGGGACCGGGGCCATGAAGCAGGTGGTCAACACCCAAGGGATCGATCTCGACCTTGATGCCGCGAAGGCGCTCATTGAGGCCGGGAAGATTGATATATCCACCAATGTCGAAGGAGAGCCTATCCAGAACGGAGTGCTCTATCGTTCCGCGCTGCGGCGACTTGCCTCCCGCGCTAACGAAGAAGACCGGGCCGTCCTTGGAGAGCTGATATCCACCATCGACAAATCCACGAAGGGAGGTAAACCCGTGGAAAAGAACGAAATCTTCGAGGCTCTGAAGAACCTCGTCGCCAACGCCAAGACCAACCTGGTCGAGATCGCCGAGGCTGTCGGACTCAAGGCGCTTTTGCGCAACGAAGCCGACCAGGCCAACGAGGCGACCGTGAAGGTCTTGAACGAAAAGCTCGGCGAAAAGCCCCTCGAGGCGCTCGACAGCATCCTGGCAGAGAACTCGGCCAACGCGGTCGCCGTCGTAGAGAACGCGGTGTCCGCCATCACCCCGAAGACCGTGAAGAACACCGAAGGTAAGGACGTGGCCAACCCCGCGTTCGAGTATGCCTTCACCAAGCTGAACGGGAAGAAGGGGAAGGAGCTCACCGACGCCGTCGAGGAACTCAAGAAAAATTCCGTCATGCTCGCCCTCCAGGCGAACCTTGCGGACGGAAATTCGCCCGTGTACCGGTCGGCCGGCTCGAAAGAAGAGAACCAGTCCACCGTGGGCGGGGATGGCATCCCCACCATCAAAATCGGAAGGAGGGCGTAAATGGGCTCCACCGTCTACGTCAGCAAAGAAAAGGCCGAGGCCATCCGGATCGTCAACAGCTCCGGAGCGAACCTCGTGGCGAACGAGTTCACCGTGCTCGTCGGCAAGGGCCTTCGCGCCATGGCCGCGATCGCCAGCGCCGCCTACGGGGCCTTCGAGGATCTCCTCGGGAAGGTCTTCGAGATCGACGACTTCGTCACCGGCGAGGACACCTTCGGCACCGCCGGAGCCGCGGTCTACTGGAAGCCCAGCACCGGAGAGTTTTCCGACACGCTGACCATCGGCTACTACCTTGTGGGCTATGTCTACAAGGTCAAGGACTCCAACGGGATCGTCGAGGTCCTGGGCATAGAGCCCAAGCTCATCCCCGCGGGTGTGGCTGACCTCGAGGCTGTGGTCGAGGAGATCACCGAGCTCGCAGGCCGCCCCTTCCGCAAGACCGTCACCCTGACCGCCGCCGCCGCAGGAACTCCCGTCGAGGTCATCGCCGCCGCCGAGGTTACCGGGACCAAGAAGATCTTCATCACGGACTTCCTCCTCTCCGTCGGCGGATCCACCGCCTGGACCGACGACACCGCCACCGTGGTCAAGCTCCAGGACACGGCCTCGTCCCCTGTGGTTGCTGCCACCATCGCCAAAGCGCAGCTCACCTCGAATGCTCAGCTCGGCAAGCATTCCGCTGGGGTGACCCTGGGTACTCCGATCCGCACCGGCGTGGGACTCACCGCCGCGAAGGGTCTGAACGTCGCCGCCGATGCGAACTTCGCCGCCGGATCCGACCTCAGCGTCACCGTCGTCGGATTCATCGAGTAAGGAGGACCTGAATGCCCCTTAAAGTCTACAACAGCGAACTGATCGCCGAAGAGCGGAAAGAACCCGCCCTCAAGATCAACACCGCCCTCGCCTTCCGGGGAAATCGCTTCGCGAACCTCCGGGGAGGCTCCGACCTGGCCCAGCGTTTCGAGATCGAGAGCAACGTGGAAGAGCTCGAGCGGCTCCGCTACAAGATCGCCAACGCGGCCTCAGCGCCGGCCCAGTCCGACGTGGAAGCGTTCTTCGGACGTTTCTTCCTGGACGTCACCAGGGCCGCGGCCAAAGGCGGAGACCTCACCGCCCTCTTCGCCAAGGAAGAGACCAATCTCGACTTCCCGGAGCTCGTTTACCTCCGAAACCTTCTCCCCTTCCGCGGCGCCATGGGCCAGATCGCCGGCGAGAACGACGCCGTCCCGCTCATCGAGCAGAACACCGGCGAGACGGATTCCGTGTCCATGGTCATCAAGGCCGTGGGCTGGAAGGACAGCCTGAAGAACATGGTCTTCAACCGCTTCTTCGACCTTCAGAAGGTCATCGAGGCGGCCAGGGACGCGGACGTGGACGACAGGAACGCCGCTATCATCGGCGCGATCGTCGGAGCCACCTTCGCGGCGAGCCAGCAGACGGCGGCCGATTCCACCTCCGGCGCCACCCTGGACGAGAAGACCTACAAGACCATCCAGGCGGCCATCAAGAAGCTGCGCGGTCTGAAGGACATCCAGACCGGCCGGAAGATCGCGGTACCCTCGATCAACGTGCTCTGCAACTCGGTGGACACCTGGCAGATCGAGCGCGTGATCCGCGGCCAGCTGGGCGACAACGGCGGCGGCGCCCGCGGGAACATCGTGGCGGCCCTGCCCATCAACGCCATCGTCGAGTACGACCACGGCATCAATGACGGCTTCACCGTCGGGAAGAAGACCCTGAGCTTCCCCGGTGTCACCGCCGGCAAGTGCTACCTCTACGTCCCGGGCTACGCGATCGTCGCGAACAAGCGGCCCCTGACCATGGAGACCGGCACCGGGTCCGTGCTCGAGCTCTCCACCGAGGAGAGGGCCTGGTACCGCATCTACGGCACCTACCTCAAGGCCCTCTTGGGATCGTCCTATGCCGGCACCACCATCGGCGCCGGATACGGAGCGATCGTCGAAGTGACGCTGCCGACTTCCTAAAGCAGTGTGAAGGAGTAACCGATGGCAGAGTGGAGTGACCTGAAAGCCCTGCGCCTCAAGATCTGCGATCCTGTTGGCATCATCAACCTCGAGACCGTAGCTTCGGCCTCTGCTCTGCCGTCTTCTCCCGCCCGCCAGACCGCCTACCGCAAAGAGGATTCCGGGGAATACGTGCGCTACGACGCAGCCCTCGCGGCCTGGCAGGACGTCGACCTGGAAACCGCCGACGAAGTCCTCGAGACATTGATCGATCTCTACGGGGTAGCCGAAGCGGCGCCCCGCGCCTTGAAGCAGATCGTGGCCTCCGTAGGGCGGAAGCTCAACATCGCCCGGTACCAGTCCGGGACCGAGGGCGTCGACTACATCAACCTGTCGACCCTGTATGGATTCTACAAGGATCTGATCTCGTCCCTGAATGAGGAGAATACCAAGGATGAGGGATACAACGTCGGGCGGTATCTCCGGATGCGCCGCCCGAGCATCGGGGGAGGGATATGACCCACCTCGCCCGCCGCGCTGGCATCAAGGCCATCATCGACGCCTCCCCTACCGTCGTCACCATCTCCCGGCGCGAGCTCGTGGACGATGGTTTCGGCGGCCAGGTCGAGCTCGAGAGTACCGGCCAAGATGTGCAAGAAGGCACCGTGCGGGTCTTGGATGACGGGGAACAGCTCGTCTACGAAGGCGAGGATCTGCCCACTGTGAAGGCCCGCGTCAGGATCTCCCAGGAAGCCTCATCGGTCCAGAAGAATGGGCCTGAGCCGGCGGGAATCGGGACATCCTTCGCGGCCTACGTGCTCACCGACTATGCCGCTCCGTTGCGCGAAGGCGACGAGATCTCCGACGGCTCGAGCACCTGGAGGGTGGGCCCTGTCGATATCACCAAGGAAGGGCAGCACGTGATCTTCACCCGGGCGCCGCTCACGAAGGTGACCGCATGAAAGTACCCTCCTCCGCTGCAGATGCGAAGCCCGGCGATTCCAAAGACGGATCCGGATTGCAGTTCGTGAACCCGGTCCACGGCAAGGCCATGCTGACGCCGTCCGAGGCCCTGGATGCGATATCTCGCCTTTCCGCGATGCTTCTGATGGACGAACGCTATAGAAGCGCCCTTGAGGCCAGGAAGGTGCCGGAATGAAGCCGTCCGACCAGCTGAAGGAGATTTACCAGCGCAAGAGGGCGGCGCTCTATGCCATCTGCTTGGCCTATGCCGCCCAGGCTCTTTCCGAGTTCCGTGCCAGGCAACCAAGCGGATCCGGAGTAGTAGGCGAGTTCTGGACCAACCAGACCAGCGTGGCCGCCGACTCTGTCTTCTCCGATGGCTTCGTCGACAAGGATGACGTGGGTTGGTTCCTGGCTCACGGCGTCGAATATGGAGTCTACCTGGAGCTCGCGAACGACCGCCAGCACGAAGCATTGCGGCCAATCGTCGAGGGAATGTTCCCGAAGTTCATGGATGCAGTCAGGGGGATCTATGCTGACTAAGATCGTCGAGAAGCTGAAGACGGGAAGCCTGAAAACGGTCGTCCCCTTCGGCTCCCCGCTCCCGAATCCCCCCTACATCGTCGTTAAACCAGAAACCGTTCCGGGCCGCGGAAGGCGGTTCCGTATAATTATACATTTCAAAAAAGGCCAGCAGATCCAGCTGGAGGACACGTTAAGAAAAACGATTGTCCTGCTATCCGAATACCAGGTTGCTTCGCGCCACGGGGCCGTGAACCGGCTAGGCCGTGTCGAGAGCATAACGGACATCGTCGTGGGTAACTCCGACGATACCATCTCAATGGAGGCGGCCTTTTTGATGCCGACTCGAACTTTCTAAAGGGAGGCCAGATATGGCACTTCGAGAAAACGGAGCGCGGTATGTCTACGGACTGAGCCGCCTCAGGGTAAGGGCGCTGAACGACGATCTCACTTCGCCCAGCGCATCGAACATGATAGGCGGAGCAGGCCCCTTCAACTTCTCCTCCGCCGTGGCCCCGGGCGCGGTCACCGGATTCGTCAAGGTGGACGGAGGAGCGACGCAGTCCTTCACCATCGACCTGGAGGACGCAGGAATCAACATCGCGGCCGTCACCGTCGCGCAGTGGGTTACCGCGATGAACGCCGGGCTCACCGCCGCCAGCATCACCGGATTCACCGCCAGCGCCCAGGCCGTCACCGGCAGAGCCAAGCTCGTACACGCGACCGGCGTCTACGTCCAGTTCTGGGGCGAAGCGGCCAAGCTCGCGATGTTCGGCCAGGGCAAGGGCCTCAAAGCCGTCGCCTGCGACACCATGCAGTCCTTCTCCGAGTCCCCGACCATGAAGGAAGACGAGACCAAGGCGATCACCGATGCCAACGGCAAGGACGTCGAGGTCATCATCGAAGGGTACAAGAAGGGCTGGACCGGATCCATGGTCGACACCGCCGAGGACTTCGAGCTCATGGAGCTCATCGAGTCGGGCACCATCGACGCCGCCGGCGCCTACCACGATCCCGATTCGTCCACCAAGAAGATCATGGTCGAGATCGAGGTCTACAACCCCATCTACGGGTACGGGACCAACGACGAGGACCAGATCGTCGCCTGGAGGCACATGAAGTACCTCAAGGCCAAGGGATCCGTGGGCGAGAATTCCCTCTCCGCCGACTTCGGGACCAAGACCTACAACCTCACCGGCGTCAACTACAAGGACGCCGCCGGTGTCGAATCCGGCGCCATCGTCAGGGAAGACCTGGCCTTGACCGCCTGGTCTCCCGAGACCTTCGACGCGATGGCCGCGTAAAGGTGGCGGGGATGAGCGAATCACTGAAACAGATCGAACAGGCAGAATTTCCCCTCATCCCCGCGTTCTGGAAAGGAACTCCCGTACTTGTGAAAGTGCGGGAGCTCTCCCAGGTCCAGATCTACTCGTGCGGGCAATTCAGCTTGATCGACCTCGAGAAAAGCCAGAGCGCCTTCACCTGGAAGAGATGGATCGAATTCTCCAAGCAGAAGTACGAAATCCTGAAAGCATCCCTGGTCTCGCCGTCTTACAAGGAGCTCTTCGAGGTCATTGGCCGCGGGCCCATGATCGAGCAGGCCGAGAAGGACTTCAACGAGATCTCCGCCATCATCGAGGGGATCCCCCGGGGGCCGAAGCGCCAGCGGCTCGAGGAATACAGGGACTCCCTCCTCTGCCGGTTCCGGTTCATCCTACCGGATGACTTCATCGCCTCCGTGGTGTCCTATGCCCTTTCCGAGCACAAGAGCGACATCAAGAAAGTGACCCGGGAGATGCTGCTCACGGCGGCGATCCTGGCGGAAAACGGCCACGACAACCCCTCCGACCATCTGGACGGCATGTTCACCCCATTCAACAAGGACGACATCAACCTCCGCGCAGCGGAGGTCCTGAAAGATGCGCGCAAAGCCAAGAAGGGGCCGAAGCATGGGCATTGATTCCGGATCGGTTTTTTCGGAAGTCCGCATTAGGTTGGACAAGCTCTCCGCTGACATACAGTCGGCGGGGACTGCGTTCGACAACCTATCAAAGGAATTCCAGGAGAAGGCCGAAAACGCCGGAACCGCGGCCTGGGCCGCGTACAAGAAAAGCCTGACGCAGATCTCCGCAGAGATAAAGAATGTCGCCGAAGTGGCCAAGACGGGAGCCCTGAACGAAGCCCAGGCCATTGAACGCCTCATCGCCCTCCGCAAGGAGGAGTTGAAGGTCCTCCAGGATAGGGCCGTGAAGGAGGGCAAGGCATCGGCCGAGACCGTCGCCGCCATCCACAGGACCCAGGAGGCCCTCGAGAAGCTCGAGAAGCAACAGAAGGAACTCGACAAGACCGGGACCGAGACGGGCGGCTCCATCATGTCTACTTTCCGTGACATGCAGTCCGTCATGATGGGACCTTTTGCCGCGTTGCAGACCGGGATCCGGATCATAAAGCAAGCCGGACAGGCTGTAGCGGAGCTCGAGGGCGAGTGGGCCAACCAGGCCGAATCGAGCGCCAAGCTTGGAGCGGTATTCAAGTCCGTTGGCGCCGAAGCCTGGACAACCATGGGGCATCTGAAGGCCCTGGCTGAAAGCCTGGCCGAGACCACGAAGTACGCGGACGAGGAAATCGAGTCCATGGAGGCGGTGCTCCTGGGATTCCGCAAGATCCAGGGCGTGAACTTCGACAAGGCAGTAGCCTCCGCGCTCGACATGGCCCAGGTGATGGGATTGGATCTCGTGAACGCAGCGCAATCCATAGGCAAGGCCCTCGACGATCCTATCAAGGGGTTGGACTCACTCCAGCGGCAGGGCTTCCGGTGGACGGAACAAGAGAAAGAGATGCTCGCCCAGATGGTCGAGACAGGAAATATCGCCGAGGCTCAGAAGATTATTCTCGATGAACTTGCGAAGACCTTCGGCGGGGCTGCTGAGGCCGTAGCCAAGACCTCCGGCGCCATGAAAGAGATGAAGGACAAGGCCATCGGCGAGCTCAAGGAAGAGGTTGGAAGGGCGATATCTGGATCTGGGTTCATGGTTGAGTGGCGAAGATCAATTAAAGATATCGCTGATGGGTGGGCTGAGGCGCTCAGAAAGTACAACGAGTACAAGGACGCAAGGGCAAAAGAAGCCGCAGGGAAAACCCTAACTACGAACGACGAACTTACCATCCTTGAAGGTACTTTAAAGCAGCTCGAGAAAAAACGGTACCAGCTGGCTTCCGAAGGGCTATCGAGTAGATCAATAATTGCCTTAAAGGGCATGGATGATGAAATTGCCAATATTAAAAAGCAGATAGAGGCCACGAAGAACCTCATAAAGATCGAGGAAGAAAAGGCTAAGGCCGCATCAGAAGAGGCAAGAAAAAAAGCACTCCTTGCCGAAGAAGAGGAAAACCGAAAGAGAAAAGCCGCCGAAAGGGAACAGGATTTCATTAAGGCCAGAACCAAGGCCATGGAGACCTATAACGACAAGCTAGAGCAGACCAAGTACCTTGAAGAGAAAGGCGTCATCAGTGCCGAAGAAGCGATCAGCAGGCGCGTTGATGCCGCCAAGTCTGCTACGGAAGAAATGTCAAAGATCGCTGTAGAGTTCGACGATCTCTGGGGGAAGCAGAACGAAAAAATTTGGCTCACTCCAATACTGACCGACCTTGGAGTATTCGAAGAGCTGAAGAAAAAAATAAAAGAGACCACGAAAGACACGGACTCCCTGACCGAGGCGCAAGATAAGTATCAAAAAACCCTCGATGTCATAAGGGTTAAAGAAGCAAATGGCCTGGTTACCCAAAAGAAATCTCTTGAAATGCAGAGCGCGGCGCTTGATACCCTCATCAATAGCCTTATCGAATACGGGGACACAGGAAGCAAGGTCCTTACCGATGCCATCGCCCTCCATAAATCTATCAATACTCAGCTGGCAAATGCGGAGACGGTAGATAAGCGGGCGACCGCCGAGGCTAACTACCGCGCCGCTTTGCAGACGACCGAAACGAAGGTGAAGGAAGGTGTCATAACCTATCAGCAGGCCGCGAAAGAAAACGCATCCGCCGCCGAAAGCCTTATAACGGTATTGATCTCCCTGGGAGATACGGGGAGCGTCGCCTTACAAAACGCCATTATAAAACAGCGGGAATGGACGTTGGCGGTAGGGCAGACTGTATCTCAATACAGCGAGCTAAAAACAGCGCAAGAGCGATATATCGAAAGGCGCCTCAAGGCTACTGAAGCCCAGGATGATGCGGATGCAAAAGCTATGGAAGCCGCCGATGCCCTGAGAGAAAAACAAGAGGCCATCGACAGAAGGCAGGCTGAATTCCTCGAAAAAAGACTTGATCGATCAGAAGAGATCCACAGGAAAGAAGATGCCGCCATAGAAGCCCAGCTCCCCATTGTTGATTCCGTTGAACAGCAGAAGGAGCAAATCAGGGCCAGGGCTGATGCTGCTGAATTAAGACGCCGAGAGGCGATGGATCGGGAGAATCAAGCCTTTGCCAAAGCTGCCTCTCAAGCTGAAATCGATGCAGCCGATACCGCATACCACGAGAAAAAAAGGTTTGAAGAAGGCTTCATAAACCGAAGGCTAGCTGGTGCCGAGGAGGTCCACAAAGCAGAAGACGCCTACAATGACGCGATTATTGAAGGCGCAAGCGGCAGAGCTCAACAGCAAGAACAGCTCGCGCAACGACGTATTGATACTGCAAAAAGGGCCGAGGAAGCAGAGATAGCCATCCACGAACGAGCCATTGAAGCCCAAGCGAAGAAGGATGCCGAAATAGCAGAAACCCTCGCGAATGAAAAGAAGGTATTCGAAGAGGGCTTTATCAATCGGCGGCTGGAAGGCGTGGAGAAGGTTCATAAAGCCGAGGACGAAATTGATAAAATCATCATCGAAGGAGCTTCATCTCAAGCCCAGGCACGAGAACAGCTTGCCCAGCGCAGAATAGAAACGGCGCGGAGGGCCGAGGAAGCAGAGATAGCCATCCACGAACGAGCTGTCGCAGAACAGGCCAGGAAGGATGCTGAAGCCGCAGAGACCGCCGCCCATGAAAAGAAAATATTCGAAGAAGGTTTCGTTAATCGAAGGCTTGAAGGAGCAGAGAAGATCCATAAAGCCGAGGAAGAGATAAATCGGCAGATTATCCAAGGCGCCTCATCTAAGGCTCAGCTCGAAGAACAACTCGCACAAAGAAGGATCGCACTTACGGCAAGGATCGGCGAAGCCAACGCCAACCTCATTGACCTAGCCGCGAGAAAAGAGGCAGAAGCAGAAGCGAATCGAATCTCCGCCATATCCCAGGAGGAATACCTGGAGAGATGGAGGCAATCCAGGGATGCGGACCTCGCCAACGCCGAGGATTACTACTGGAACCTTACCGGGATTTATAAGGATTTATTCGAGGCTATAAATCTCGAAACTAACTCAGAAAAAAAGGCATTCCTGAACGCTTTGCTGGCCAAGGTGAACGCCGCCCAAGCGGCCGGAGCATCTATCCAGGAAATCACCCTTACCATGGCAAGGGAAGCCCAGAAGTTCACACTTGGGAAAGAGATCGATGCACAGTATAAGGCCATTGCCCTCAGCTCTGAGCAAGCCTTCGCGGCGACTCTGAAAGAATGGGAAAAGGCCAAAGAAGTCTTCGCCGATGATGCCGACCGGCTTAAAAAGATCAATGACATCATCGAGAAGATAAAGGGAAACCGCGTCCAACAAGCCATAGAAGGCACTATCGGCGTGGCCATATCCTCGATCCAAAGCATCACCTCCGCCCTCGAATCCCTCTTCACCTCCTCCGCCGATGCCGCCATCGATGCCGTCGAGCGCCGACTGGATGACCTGAAGAAGTCCTACGGCGCGAACGCATCTGAGCTCAGAATGATGTACGAAGCCCTGAGCGAGATGGGCGACAAGGAAGCCGCCGCCAACATCAAGGCGCAGATGACGAAGCAGGAAGCCATCGAGAAGTACGCATCGATGTCCGAGGAATCCCTGGCCCAGATGTACGCCGCCGCGATCGAGAACGGGAAAACCGAGACCGCCGCGATCATCGCCCAGGCTCAAGCCCGCGTGGCCGCCGAGAAGAACGCGGAGAAGGAGATCGCGGGCATCCAGTACGAAGCGGAGCTCGCGGCCTGGCAGTTCAAAAAGGTCGGGGCTATCGCGAGCACCGCCCAGGCCGCCATCGATGCCTATGCCTCCGCGGCGAAGATCCCCGCTGTGGGATGGATCCTCGGGCCTCTCGCGGCCGCGGCGGCAGTCACCGCCGGGGGGATCCAGCTCGCGGCGATCGACAAGGCCAAGCCACAGAAGCCCAAGCTCGAGACCGGAGGGATCGTCCTGCCCGCCAGGTCTGCCGGCACCGATGTCACCGTCGCCGAGCGGGGCAATGGCGAAATCCTCTTTGGGACTGGCGCCATGGGCGAGCCTCTGATGCAAGCCTTCGCTGAGCTCGTGGCCTCCAAGGTAACCGCCGCTGCCTTCGGTCAACCGATAGTTGTGCAGATCCCCCTCGATGGTCGTGTTGTGGCCGAGTCGACCGTGAAGCGGATCAACTCCGGCGAAGTGAGGTTGAAACGATGAGGATACTCTTCAGCAACTTGCTTTCGACCGCCACCCTCTCCGCCGGCGGTACCTCCGTCAACTACCCGCTGGCCAATCTCCAGCATGTATTCCTCAAGCGGAAATTCCAGCAGCTTATCGCTTCGGTTTCCGACGCGAACGCACTTACTCTCACATGGGCGTCTGACCAGACTATCGACACAATCCTCGTCGGATACACGAACGGGAAGACCTTCACGCTGAAACTCTACAACACTGCGGATACCCTCCTGTCAACCGTATCCTTTACGGATACAACCTACGGATCTGTCTTCACCGCCATTTCCGGGGTCCGGAAAGCCAAGCTCTTGATCGACGACAATTCCGGGGATTCACCCATGACCGTCTACCTCGGCGGCCTCGGTATCGGGCTGTCCTACCAGATGCCGGATCCGGATGCCGAATGGGATCCGGGGATGGTCGACAACTCCTTCGGCGAGGTCACTATCGACGGCCAAGTCTCAGCCCAGTACATCGAGCCGCTCAGGACTCTGAAATATGCCTTTGAGGTCTACGAGAAAGAAGACTTCGACGAGATCTACTCTCTCGTCGCTGGCGCGGGGAGGCTGACTCCCGTATGGGTGGCGCCGTTTGAAAACGCGCTCACCTTTGAGAAGCCAATCTACGCCACGTGCGACTTCGAGCCTGGCCAGCGCAAGCCCCGCTCGTATCCCTTCACGCTTACCCTCCAGGAGGCCCGCTGATGCCCATATCCAAGATCACCGCTCCGAGCGAGACTCCCACCGCCGTCGCCGACTACCAGGCCCAGAACAACCTCCTCTCCGCCCTCCTCCTCGCTGTCCAGGGCGCCGAGCGGATTGTGGGCTCCAACGTAGTCAAGGGCGCGGTCTTTCAGGTCGGCGGAGCTACATACCTTGCCACGGCTGACACAGCAATCACCGGGAGCGCCTCGGACTACGTCAAGCTGACTGTCTCCGAGGACGGATTGTCTCTGGCTCCGTCCTACGTGGCCGACCTCACGGGCGTGACATGGTCGTCGACCTATAACGGCTACTACGACGTGGGTGGGAATCTATACATATTCGACGAATCGAAGGCGTATCTCGCCGGGGCAATAAGCGAGGTGTATTCAGACTTGGCCCAGTCCAGGCTTCGGTCTGGGATAAAATATTTCAGCGCATCCGGTTCTTTCCGAGTCCCTAAAGGCGTCACAACGGTATTTGTAACCGCAATCGGCGGCGGTGGAAATGGTGGGAATGGAGCTGCCGGTTCAAGCACTTCAACGGCAGCCGCAGGTGGAGGGAGCGGAGGCAGTGGCGCTTCTTGTTTCAGGTATCCGCTCACTGTAGTTCCTGGGACGCTGTATGCCGTGAGCATCGGCGCGGCCGCTGCAACTTCATTCGGGGCTCTGTTATCCGTTCCGGCTGGTGGAAACGGAGGGAATGCCTCAGGGAATACTCCTGGATCTGCAGGTGCAGCTGGAGCGGCTACAGCTCCAAGAGTACTCGCAGGAACCTCCGGATCGGCAGGAAATGCCGGAGTAAGTGGAACCGGCATTTCAGCATACGGAGGCAGGGGTGGGGATGGAGCAGAAGAGTCTACGGTTGGGATTTTGGCTCCCGGTGGGCTCGGGGGTCCTGGGTCGTCTCCATATCTCTCGATTTCTAGCCAAGCCGGGGCCGCCGGTACTGCTCCTGGAGCTGGTGGTGGTGGTGGTGGCGGTGGAATAGGTTCGGCAGCGCCATACTCGGCTGCGTCATCCGGAGCAGCAGGGGCTGCCGGGTTGCTTGTGGTGGAGTGGTGAAATGATTAGCACATGGATGCTTTCGATTACTGCAATGATCTTATTCGAGATTGAGGCTATTAGCAGATTCGTAAATTCTATTCCTCTTGCAAATAAAATTGCCTTCCTGATGGGGTGGCTATGACCATCTTCGAGCTGTCCGTTCCAACGCTCGCCGGAGCTTTCCGGTCTGAGCGGCCCTTCGTCTACTCATGCGCCCCTGGCGTATGGGAGACGGCGGACTACTGGACGGACGCTTTCGGAGCGCCGCACGAGAGCTCTTCCGAGGCTATGCACATCGGGAGCTTCTTCAGGGACGGGGTCAACCGCTACTCCAAGACCTCGGCCTTTCTCTCCATGCTCGCCACGGAGCGCAGCTTTCTCTGGGCCGTTGAGCAGGTTTTTGCTAAGTATGACGGCGAGGTTGTTGAGTTTGACGGAGAGCCTGTCATAGATGCCTCCATTGAGTCGGATTTTGTTGTGTTCGGCGGAGAGATCGTCATGTACGACGGAGAGGCCGCAGTATTTAAGGAGCGACAGCCGACACCTCGGCTCTATATCCACATCGAGCACGATCAATTCATCCTTGGCCCGGTCTGGCAGTACGGAAAGACGCACGGCTACTGCAAGGAGAAGGCGCTCTACATCGACGACATCTTCTACAGCCCCATCCTTGAGTCCATCCCTTCCCTCGCCCAGGACCAGGATCTTGAGGCATACGACCAGCTCGCCTTCATCTCCGGTGCCGTGGTCTTGAAAAACCACACCGGCGACTTGGACTGGATGATCCAGACGCCGCCTTTCGGCTTCGAGTGCGCTCTGGCACGGCTCCCCTCCCGCCGCGGCGTGGACGAGTACACCCGGAGCGAGCTGGCCTACCTCGCGGCGCTCTACGTCGAGGACTTCCGGGCAACGCTCTCCAAGACGACGCTCAACCTCCAGGACCGCCGCAAGGCCCAGAACATCAAGGTCCCGACGGAAACCTTCACGGCGGCCGACTACCCTGACATCGAGGACAGTCACATCGACAAACCCATTCCCCTGCTCTTTGGCACGGTTCGGGCCGTGAAGCCGATATGTCTCAACGGGGACAACCTGGTTGCGGACTTGCGCTACCGCGTGGCGCAGTCCCTCACCTCCTTCGGGACCGTGCAGACCAAGATCGACGACGAGTGGACGACTGTACCCATGGAGACCTCGGACCTCGCCACAGGGACTTTCTCCTTACGCGATATCCACGGCCGGACCGGCCCGGAAGGATCTCCGCTTGAGATCCGCGTGCTCAACCCCGAGAACACCGCCGCGGCGAATCCGTTGGACGTCATCTCCTACCTCAACAACCGCTACCTTGGATCCCAGGAGACTGGCGACGAATACGATTCGGCGGAGTGGGCCGCGGCCAAGGCCGACCTTGACAATATCGGGCTCTACATCGACTCCCAGACCGAGCTGTACGAGCTGATCCGCAAGCTCCAGGGCGGATCCGTGTACGGTTTCCGCTACGAGTTCAACGCCGCCGGCGCCCGGACGGCCCGGATCGACGATTGGGAGCGGGCTGTATCCTTCAGAATCCGCCGGGAGGACATCGCCGACATCGAGGACGTGGAGATCGAGACGGACTCCGACCTCCTTGCCGCGTCGATCAAGATCCTCTACGGCCACGACTACGCCGAGGGTGAGGATCTGGAATACTTCGATACCACCCAGAAAACCGCCGTGCAGCTGGCCTACCGCCAGGAGCCACAGCTCGAATTTGAATCCTTGCTCCAGACCCGCGAGCTCGCGGCCGAAGCGGCCTCCTTAAAGGCCGAGCGGTACTCCACGGCCCGCATGGTCGTGTCGCTGACCGCCCTAGGATCGGAGCACCTGGCCTTGCGGATTTACGACGTGGGGATCGTCGAGCTTGTGCCCCGGGGATACGACGCGGACTCCGCCGAGATAGTCGGCGACCGCCGCTGGGCGGGCGTCTGGCGGGCAATCGTGCTAGGGATAGATCCCGACATCTCCCGCGAGACCAACACGGTCAAACTGGCCCTGATCGAGGACGTAACCGATATCGTCCCGGTGCTGACTGAATCCGGTGGAGCCCTCGTGTATCTCACGACCACCGACGGCGACATGCTTTTTACGAGGTGACCAATGGTTGAAAACGGCGTGAAGATAATCGATCTCGAAGAGCTCCTGGCCATCGTGGACGGATACTACTTCCCCATCGCGGACGCCTCCGGCACGAAGCGGATCTCTTGGGACACGCTCAAGGCGGATCCAGAGCTTCCACAGCTTGACGAATATCGAATATGGGAGCACCCAATCACAGGATCTGACCAGGTCCAGCTTGAGATATGGCGCCCAGGATTCGACCAGGCGATAGTCCGTATCGGACCAGAGAACGACTGGCCGGACGAAGACACGACCTCGTATCCGAAAGAATCCACGCTCACGTTCTACCTTTCCCGCGTTCGCTGGTACGACTGCTTCGTGGATGTTTCCCTGAATCGCCTTTCCGATCCAGATGTGCCGAAATTCGTCACTTTTCTTCGCGGCGATGGTCTTCGGGTTCCGCTCTGGCAGGTGCAGTACAAGAAAGACGACGGGGCCTATGTAACCCTTTTGGAGTGCGATCCTGATGGAGACGACCATCGCTTTAAGGCTCCTCGCGGATCTGTTGTGTGCAAAATGAGCGAGACTGGAGCGATCGACGGCCTGACCCATGTGGACGACTCAGGCGAATACTACGTCGATGGGTCGACCTCCGGCCTGCCCTGGGCAGAAAATGGGTCGCTCGATGTGCGGATCAACCCTTACTCGACGACTCAGGGAACACAGGTATACCAAAGCTTCGTGGACACATCGCATCGAGCGGTACGCTCAAGGGCCTCCAGCACATGGAGCGCCTGGAGAACCATATAAGGAGATGGGCATGATTAAAAAACCGAAGGCTGGCGTTGATCTTGAGATCCTGAACCGCGAGCTATCCTCGCTCAAACAGAGCCGGGAAAAGTTGGCCTACAGCGTGACCAAGCTCGACGCACAACTGGCAAAGGAACGGCAGGGGCTCGCGCTCATCGACGGGGCGATCCAACAGACGGAGCACCTGATCGCCGTAGCATCGACCCCGAAAAAACCGGATAAGGAGGTAGCCAATGGCTGACCCTGCAACCTACACAAAGGGAGATTGGAGCGCACTAACCCCTGCGGAAATGCGATCCAAGCTCGAGAACATTGAGCACGGAATCAAGGCCAACAATGACGCCCTGGTTGCCGAAACCGACGCTGGCAGGGCGATCACCCAGGCGGCCAATGCGGCGGCACAAAGAGCCCTGCTCAACGTGGAGGACGGGGCCGATGTAACTGATGCCGGGAACGTCGGGGCCTCGATCCATGGGGCCGCCGCAAAGACCACCCCGGTAGATGCCGACACTCTCGCAGGGATAAACTCCGAAAGCTCGAATGTGCTGACGAAGTTTACATTTGCGAATATCTGGGCCTGGATTCAGGGGAAGATTCACGGATCGACCGCAAAAGCTACGCCGGCCGACGCTGACACCATCCCTTACACGGACACCGAAGCGTCGAACGTCGTCAAGAAAATGTCCTTCGCCCAACTCTGGACCTGGGTGCAAGGGAAGATCCACGGAGCCTTGAACAAGGATGCGCTAGTCGACGCGGATAAAATCGGCATCGTCGACACCGAGGCGTCCAATGTGGTCAAGACCACGACTTGGAGCAATGTCAAGGCGAAGATTTGGACCGCCCTCGGCGCCCTCATCGCAGGCGGCACGGCGAAAGCGACGCCACTTGACGCTGATAAATTCGGCTACTCATCCGCCGCCGATAGTAACGCCACGCGCTATGTCCTCTGGTCCTCGATCAAGTCCGTCCTCGCCACGGCTTTTAAGCACGGCGGTTCCAACGAAATAGCCACCGCCACTCCCGGCCCGAATGTGATACCCAAGGCGGGGGCGGATAACAAGCTCGCGGCGGGGTTTTTGCCAGCGGCCACCACAGGCGCGGTCGGCGGAGTACAGCTTGCCGCCGACGGAAACACCGACGCCGGGAAGGCGGTACAGGGGAATGATTCGAGGCTGACAGGCCCAAAGGTATCATTCACCCCAACCATCTTGATAGGTGGAGCGTCAACCGGAATTGTTTACACCGAGCAAGTCGGTATATCCATTAGGACGCGGGATGGGGTCTTGGTCAGAGGCAGGGTGGCTATATCATCCAAGGGCGCGCTTACTGGAAACGTCAATATCGGCGGCTTCCCGGTGGCGTGTGGTGCAAATGGTACGCCGCTAACTATCGTAGACACATCAGTAAATAACAAATTGCGCCTATCTATGGCGGGCGGCACCAACGAAGCCGAGTTGTCATTAGACGGGACCGGAGCATATACAAGAGCGACCGATGCCGCGCTAACGAATACTACCATAATTAGATTCTCTGGATTCTATTCATTATAAAGGAGACGAACATGGAACCGAAATACACGATCAGGCTTTATCCGAACGGAACGCACTTCGCCGTCGAAATCGACCGAATCGATACCGTCAACGGTCGAGAATATCGCTCCGAACCCTGGGGCGTGGCTCTTGGCCCCGACAGCGACCTGGACGCGCCTCTGCCCTGCCAATGGGAGGGGGACTCCGAGCAGACGCCGATATCGCTGGCCGAGTCTTTCCCCGCCGAGTATGCCTACCTCAAGGCCAAGTTTCAGCCGGGGGCCTAGGCCATGACCCTGCCCGCCCTGACTGACCAAGCCGTGCTACTCGCCCTCGGCGTACTGGTGCCGGGGGTGATGCTGGCGGGGCATCACAAAAATCGAGGTCCATCATGGAAGTGACGTTGAACCTTGCGACAATCGCGCAGATCCTCTCCATCGTCGTAGCTCTTGGGGCAATCGCCGCCTACTCCCATCAGAGGCGGACGACTCTACAGCAAGACGGGCAAAAGGTGGAAAAGATGGCATCTCTCACCGCAAAAGTGGAAGCACAGGGGAAGGAGCTGGAAGAGCTCAAGAAGAAGGCCCACTGCACTGACGTGGACTTGGGGAAGATCGAGGAAAAGATCGACCAGCTCACCGAGATGATGCGGGAGATAAAAGACCGGATCGACCTCATTGCCCCGCCGACCGTAAGGGACCAGGGAAAATGAATCCCCTCCGCGGCGGTCGTGTGACGACCCCCTTCTCTGAGCCCCGCCCGCTGTCCGTCCCGCCTGCCCAACGCAACCACGTCCACGGGGCGCTCGACCTTGCCGGAGGGGATGGGATCATCCGTGCTCCCGCGAGAGGCACCGCGCAGGGAGTCGTGATCTTCCGCACGCCTTCGGGCGCCTGGGGTGGGCCAGGGATCGCGGAGAAGTCGGAGATCCTGGAATTCCCCTGGCGCGAGTATTGGTACGACGTCTACGGCGGGTTCGTTGTCCTCTATGAACCATCGGGGAGGATGCACCTTCTTTGCCACGTCTGGGCCTCGCAACTTCTCAACCACCAGCCCCACCCCGCGCAGTTTCCCTTCCGGTATTCGTATTACATCGAGGAGCGCGAGTCCACCCGCTGGCCTTGCCACATGATGCTCACGGAGTCCGTCGAGGTCCGCGAAGGGCAACCGCTGGCCCGCGTGGGTAATGCTGGATACTCCACAGGCCCGCACCTGCATTGGGAGATCCACCACACGAGCAAAAGGATCGACGATTACGCCGACCGGATAAATCCGGAGACGTATTTATGACCGGCTACCTCCAAGAGCGCGACGGCTCCCGGTCCTCCCGGCGACTCCTGGCCGTGATCTACGCCCTGGCTTCCCTGGCCCTTTTTGGGATCTCCGCCCTTCGGGACGCGCAATGGGCCTTTTGGGGCGGCGTGGCCTGTACAGTCGCTTCCATCGTCTATCCGATCCTCACGACCGCCCAGGAGATCCAAGAGGTCTTATCCGCGGCGAAGGGATTATCTCCAAAATCTCAAACCTATGAGGCTGAAAAATGAGCGCAAAAGGCGTACTTCGAATCCTTGAGGGTGGCCTTCTGGCCTTCTATTGCCCCGGATGCCGAATGCACCACGCATTTGATAAGCGATGGACCTTCAACGGCGACTACAAAAAGCCCACCTTCTCTCCATCGCTCCTTGTTGGACCATGGTGGCGAATGCCTCACGATTGGGACAGGGAGACAGCACCAAAAGACCAAAACGGCGATTTGATTCGCGGACCCGATGGAATCCATATCCTCGGAGCCTTTGAGGCTCGATGTCATTCTTTTGTGCGGAACGGCATGATTGAATTCCTATCCGATTGCACGCACGAGTTCGCGGGGAAGACTGTCCCTGTAAAGCTGGATGAGGAGTAACGATGTGTCGAAACTCAAGATCACCCTGGCGGTTATTACTCTTGGCGCTCTTTTTTGCGGCGGCTATGTCCTCGGCCACCGCGCAGGCTACGCCGCAGGCGCCTCCGCCCTCGCTGCCGAACGAGCTCGCGGCGATACCCTCCAGCGAACTATTGACCGCCTTACGAGCGCGGGTGCTGGAGATCTCCGCAAGGCTCTCGAGTATCAGCGAGCAGTTGACGACGCTCGAAGCGGCATACGCGGATCAGAGCAAAGAATTGTTGACATCCTACGCATACTCGACGAGCTTGAGCGCCGAGCGGGATCAACTCCAGAGGGAGAAGGGAATCCTTGAATCCCGGATCGCAGACCTCGAAAAGAGCCTGGCCAAAGCAGAGCGACAGCGGGACGCCTGGAAGACGGCGGCGCTTATCGCCTCCGGGGCGACTGCCGGAGCCCTGATAGCCGGGCCGGTAGGGGCCGCGGTGGGTGCGGCGGTCGGGGCGGTCGTCGGAATTGCCTTCTGAACCGACGAGGCCAAAAGCACCATTCGGACCCATCGCCCGCCACCCTCCGGTAGAACCCCGGTAGAATCAGCGGGTTCAAAATTCATTTTACCCCTGTAAACATTGTTCCACGTGAAACATGACGATTTCAATCCCCTCCCTCGCTATCACCTTTTATAAGACCCTGTAAACACAGGGTCTTTTTTATTTTCACCCTGTAAAATCAACCTGAAATTTACGTTTTCTTCTGCCTTAGGTGTTACATCTTGTCGCATCTTATCACATCTTGTAGCATGTAACGGTAGAATGGCGGTAGAATGGGGGTAGAGCGAACTGTAGAAAAAAACGTCGATCCGCTACCCGAGGAGGCGCCGGTGAAAGTCTCGATCCATAAAAAGGGAAATTATCTCTATCTGGTTTATCGACAGGGCGGGAAAAGAACCTGGGAAGCTACGCACATCAGGCTCACTGGGGATCCTTCCACGGACGCCATGGCGACCCAGATGGCCGAGCAGATCCGGGCGCAGCGCGAGCTCCAGATCGTCTCCGGGGTATGGGGACTCCAGGATCAAATCGGGGGCAGGCAGACCATCGACGACTACGCGCAAGCCCTGGCCGACAAGATGCCGTACCACCGGCACCTTCCGAAAGCGATGAAATATCTCAAGGAGTTTTCCAAAGGTACGAAGATCCTCGCCGTGGATGACGCTTGGGTCCAGGGCTTCCGAGATTACCTTCTGACCGTGGCCGACGAGGACGGGCGCCCTCGCCTCGCCCAGATCACCGCGAGCCATTACTTTTCGGCAGTCCGCCGCGTGCTCAAGCTAGCCGTCCAGGAGAAGATCCTTATCCGGATGCCCGGGGAGTTCGTCGAGGGGATTCAGGAGCCGGATCCGGACAAGGTATGGCTTGAGCCCGACGAGCTCGCACGGATGTGGGTGACCCGGCCAACGGGCCGCCTTGGCGCAGAGATTGGCAATGGTTTCTTTTTCTCCGTCTATACGGCCTTCCGGGTGTCGGATATCAAGTCCCTGTCCTGGGGCGACGTGCTTCGGGATCCGCCGCGGATTAAAAAACGACTGGTAAAGACCAAGAGCTATACGGCTATCCCTCTGTCCGCGAGCGCCTGGAACCTCATCAAGGACGACGAGATCCACCACCCGGACGGCCTGGTGTTCCCCGAGCTCTCCCGGACAAAGACCGAGCAGCACGAGTACTTCCGGGCCTGGGAACGCCGGGCGAAGCTGCCCCATCATATCGGATGGCATACGGCCAGGCACACCTTCGCCGTGCTCTATCTCGATGCCGGCGGCGACCTGTACGCCCTTTCCAAGATCATGGGGCATAAGTCGATCAAGACCACGGAGGTCTATGCCAAGATCACCACGGGCATGAGGCGGGCGGCGGTGGATAAACTGGAGGCGGTGGTCAACTCCAAGCTCAAGCAGGAATGGGGAGAGAAAATCGTCAAGATGGGTTAGGTTCCTTTATAGAGAGTCTGCCATTCTTGAAGAGCAGGTCGCCAGGATCTTTCCCGGCGATCGTTTCAAGAAAGTCCTCGAACTTATTCAGGAACGCACTGACAGTCTCATCCTCGAAGGACTCGTTGGAGATGAATACCAGGCGCAGCTTCTTCAGGGATAAGGAATCGAAAAGCCTGAACTTCTGAACCTCGCGGCCATTCCTGTCCGGCTCGGACCATTCGAGCGAAAGCCCAGGGAACCTGGTGGCGAAACGTTTCTCCAGATCTTGGCACTGGCGGTTTCGGTCCTCATCATCCAGGATAAAATTCATGTCTTCCTCCCTTTTCACGAGCTTCGGCTTTAGGGTTAGGCGGGGCCCGTACATTCCCCAGCCCCTCCCCTACTTCAACCTGGCCTGGAGGATGACGAACAGCACACCCTCATGCACGTAGGAGGTCACGATGGAATAGCCGTTCCGCGTGTATTGATTCAGGGCGTTCTCTATATCGATTACCTTGACGGTGGAAAGATCAAACTCCAGCACGGAGGTAATGTAGGTCTCCGCCCAGGCTGACGCGACCAAGAGCAACAGGATAAGGACTGCAATGGTCTTTTTCATTCTTCTCTTGGAGCGGCGCAGATATGGCATACATTGGCGGCGGCAAGGTTCACACATTTACAGCTCTTGCAGGTCCACATATCGTTATTACCATACTTTTCACGAGGGTCGTAGGGTTTTTCCTTCGGGATCTCCACTGGCTCGACGTCACGGCCGCAGTGCTTGCAGACCTTGGCCTCTGATTTTATAAGCTCCGCGCAGAAAGGGCACTTCCTTTCCTGATTGGATGCAATCGCCTGTTCTGTGATAGCCGCCTTGTCTTCGGGCATGACAGCCACGATCAATATCCCGATAGGCCCCAGGAGGAACCCGAGACCGTACCCCAGCCCCTTCCTTCCCTTGGAAGATCCGATAACTCCGCCGAGAATCCCGCAGACGATCCATACGATTACCCAGATCATACGTACCTCCATCACACCGTTCTATTTATCTTTTTTTCTAGCTTCGCAATGCGGATTACAGGTCAAGATTTTTTTTAGCTTCTTCCTTATTTTCCATCTCTTCAACTTTTTGGTACGCTATGCTGGATATAATTTCATCGGAATAGAATAAGATTAAATAATCTCCAAGCAGAAGGCTTATCGAGCCATTGTTTCCATAGTTCCAAACCAAGTAGTCATTATCTATTTTCCCTGTTTCTTTTCCGTATTTCGATCGTAGTCCAGATGCAATCGATTTAAAATCATCAAATCTGTTTTCTTCTTTTTTGAACATAACTAAAGTCTCGCAAAACTTATTTTCATAAAACTTGCATACAATTACCGCATCTCTTCCAGAGAATATCCCGGAATATTGATAACTATACCTAATTTTATATTCGTCATACGGATCTCCAAATTCTACATAACCTTTCCCTTTAAGCTCTTTTGCTAGGGATTCTGGAGAAATCCCCCATTCTATATTGAGAAATTTCACCTTTTGCTGGCTATAGACTCCCAATGAGGCAATAAATAAAAACATTACTGCGATGATTAAGTTTTTCCGCATAAATCCTCCGATGCAATTTTATGTATAATTTCTTATTGATTCCAAAACGGCAGGATTTTGCACATGTTTCCCCAGCGCGGCCCTGCCGCGGCTGTCAGCCGATCTCCGCCTGGGGAGATAGTCCTCCCATATTCTCCGCACCTCCAATTCCACGCGCCTCGTTCGCCGAGATATGTATGGCCTGGATTAGACTGTTTACGATCAACGGATTCGCGTATCCCAGGTCTTCGAGTAACCCACGCCATCTATTTGCTCTCGCCAATAAAATGATGTCATTCTGGGATATTGTTGGGTTGTCGCTTCCGAAGATGAAGTAGTCGACAGGATAGCCTAGCGCCCTGGCTACATAAGAAAATTCTAATACGTTTGGAATAGGCGGGTTTTGGCCAAGCCAACGGTCAAGCGTTCTTTTCTTCACGCCTGATTTTTCGGCCAGCTTGCTGACCGTGAGCCCGGACTCTTTAACGGCGAGTCGAAGCCTTTGATGGAAAACTCCGTCCTCCACGTAATTAACCTTACTATAACATAATCGAAAAAATACAATTTTTTTCGCAATTTTGTTCTTGACAGATGCGAAATTGTGAGTATCATGTCATTTATGATGCGAATTTATGAGCATTTCCTACCTCGCCCATGGAGAAACAAATGGTATTGATCAAGAAATATCGAATTTCCCGGAAAGGTCATCGCGGTGCAACCGTCACACTTCCGGCTGTCTATCTTGAAGATTTGGATCTAAAGGCCGGGGACATAATCAAAGTATATCGAGAAGGGGACAACCTTATACTGGTCCCCGAGCCTCGCGAGGTCCCCGATGGCCAGTGCTGACACCGCCTCCGGCATGGTCAAGATCGACAAGGCCGCGAAGATCCTGGGAGGCTACTCGATCGCGCATACCCGGCGGCTCTTCCTCCAGGGAAAGATCCCCGGCTACAAGCCCTTTGGCCGCAAGGGCGCGATCATGTTCTCCGAAGCGGAGCTCAAGGCCATCGTTGAAAACGGCCGTATCCCCACGAAGTACGAGATCGCCGAAAAGGCGACAGAGATCCTGAACCAGCTTTCGCGTGAGAGGAAGGCCAAGGCCCACAAGAAGTCGATGAAGGCCGCCAGGATGGCGCAGGCGGTGAAGGTATGAGCTGGGTCCTCTACGCCAGGCTTGCCCCGGTCGGGATCCCAAAGCCCCAGCCGAGAGTCAAAGCAACGATCCGCGGGAATCACGCCGGAGTCTACACGCCCCCCACGGCCAAGAGTTGGAAAGAGCTCATCGCTTTCGAAGCGGCTCCCCTTGCTGGCCGCCAGGTTGAAGGGCCTATCGCTCTTCGCGTCCACTTCACCCTGCCCCGCCCCAAGGCCCGGAAGAAAGAAAACTACGTCACGACAAAGCCCGATCTTGACAACTTGCTAAAGGCAACTCAAGACGCCCTGACGGACCGGGCAGTCTGGAGGGACGATTCTCAGATCGCCGAGATTTCCTCAAGGAAAACCTACGAAACCAAAGACGCCGCCCCTGGGGCGGTCATCGAAATATTCACCTGGAGGGAATGAACACATGGAGGAAATGAAAGAATTCGTGGCGAGGTCAAAAAGCAGCATCCTCGGGGGCAGCCTTGTCCTGACCGAGATCGTGACCCGCGCCATCTGGGGACAGAAGGAATCGCATCAAAAGCTGGAGATCGAGGAAAGCGGGCGCGTAGTTGCCACGCTCCAGGGCAAGATCGCCGGATATAAGCAGCTCTTGAACCTCATTGGCGAATCGTTTGAGCTCCACGGGCCATGGTGCGCAGTCATTGAAGACAGCAACGACAGGCCCATCGAGATCACGGAGATGAGTGATGCCTATCTCTCGGAACTGAAGTATGGCGTCAAGGTCTTCCGCGAATACCACGTGTCCTTCGACAAGGTCGTAAAGGCGATACAAGCAGAGACAGAAAGCCTTAAAAACTACCTTCTTTTCGAGGCCGATAAAACCCGAGAGCTCGACGTCGGGCAGGGCAAGTACAAGGGCATGATGCTATACAACGACTTCTTCAAGGCCGTTGAAGCGGAGGTGGAACGAAGAGAGAAGAACAAGAAGGAAACCTTGGACTTCGACGGTCCCGCAGGGGAACCCGGCATATCCTCCGCAGAACTCAAAGCCATAGAATCCGAGGATCCTGAAACCCCCGATGAAGTGGACTCCATCGATGGGATCGAAGAAGAGGACGCCTTTGCCGAGTCGGAGCTCGCTCGCGCATGAGCCACGACGCCGAAATGGTCCAGCTTTCCAACTCCCAACGGAAGAAACTGGCCGCGATGGAACACAACCTCGGCCCAAAGCTCCCGGTCGTCAGGTGCCCCCACTGCAAACAGACCTTCGACCCAGATCCCGCCAAGACATCACGGATTCGCGGGGCCTGGGTTGTCACGTGTTCGCTCTGCGGCAAGACAGCAAACTTCGTAAGGTTCGTAAAGTGATCCAACCCACGATAAAAGCGCCGTTGGCGTTTTCGATATCCCATTCCCCAGGAGGTGTCCGTGAAGAAAATCTTGCTCATCATCCTCTTGATGGCGTTGGCCTTGATCGGGGTCTCCGCCCTGCACTCGACCGCCGGTCCCCCGGAAGCCCTGCCAATGCTCGGCCCCGTGATCTCCCAGGCGACCGAGCGCGTGGATCTGGTCATAGCTGCCCCGGATGCGGTACTCGGGCAGTCTCAAGTGATAGGCAAAACTTTGATCTCTGCCATCGCTGTGCTTCCGGATCTGATTACGAAAATTCCTGCGGTTCCCAAGATCGCCACGCTGGCCGGCCTCATATGGGGTATGATCGCCGCTCTTGCTATGCCGCTTCGGTTCTGTTTAAGGGACAGGTTTCAGGCCATGCCCAGGGATCAGAGTACGGCCTGACCTTAAATGCAGATGATCGCGTGACATTCTCAGGGCCCCTCACAACGAGGGGCCTTTCCGTTTTAACGGAAACCCACCCGGCTGCCGACTGCCGGATCGAAGTGTCGGAGGGCGGCGCGGAGATAATCCCGACCGTCCGCATAGGCCGCCTTCGGGCAAGCCACGATCTTTGCAATTCGAATCGCCACCCAGGGAGATACCACCTCCCTGGGCATCTCGGGGGCGTTTGCGTGATGGATTGCCGTTTCTGGGTCGCTCAAAAGGCGCATAAGAACGGCTGCAAGTACGTAGGACACCCGGCTCGACGCCCAAAAGGCGCTCCACGGAGCGGGGCGGGTTCGACTCCCGCCACCCCCAATTCAGCGCGGCCACCTTTGCCGGATTGCCGCGTTGATTGCTGTGCGCAAAGCGTCACATGGCCGTTGGCCCTCTATGACGCACACCCTGGCGCGAAGGACTGGCAGATGATGACCCGGGGCCTCCTCCTCTCCGGTCTGCGTAGTCCTGAATCGCGGCTCATCCCGCGACGCGCCGTTGCGGAAGAAGTCACGCTTGGTTGTAGCAGGCGTGAGAACTTCCGCTTGGAGGGAGTATGAAAAATAAAAGATTCGAATCGTTCCTTGCCTGGCTATTCGGCGCTCCATCCGATCCCCGCAACAGCGAAGCTCACATCAGAGTAGGGCGCCGGTGGCTTACGGCCACCGAGTACCTGAATGAGCAAAAGCCTTGCGACGGCGCAGTTCGGTGCCCACAGGCGGGCGATGTCACCTGTGAGGAGTGCGAGAAGGTCCACGAGATGGACGTAAAGGAAGCCTTGGTCTGCGACTCCTGCGCGAAAGCTTCGGCGTATGCCTGCGAGCGGTGCTTAGGCGGTGGCGTATGAGGATCACTGTCACCACCAGAGCGGAAGCCCTCCGTAACGCTGCCAGGTTCACCCGGGAGCTCGACTTCACTCCTCCTCTGCCTCCCGAAGGGAAGACGAAGCGGGAGAGGTTCGAGTCCTTCCACGAGCGTAATCCCCAGGTCTACCGAAATATCGAATCCATCATCTACGCAAAGATCCTGGCCAACAAGCGCCCATCGACCAAAGGCGCCGTGGAGGATCTCCGGGAAGACTACGCAGATGCCACCGTGAGCGAGGAGTACCCGAACGGCAAGCGGTACAAGTACGACAACAGCTTCACTGCCTTCTACAACCACATGCTGATTGAAGACCACCCGGAGCTCGCGGCGTACCTCGAACAGCGCAAACAGTACGCGGAGGCGTAGGGCAATGGCGATCTCCCCGGAGAGTCTGAAAATCCTCAAGCTGCACTTCCGCCGCCGACTCACGGATGAAGATATCGCCGAGGAAATGAACATCGATGTCAAGAAAGTGAAAACGATCCTCGCGTGGTATCGCCGCCACCCTGAGGAAGTGAACAGCGCAGTGACTAATAACAAGGAGGAAGAGAAGATGATGAATATCACACCGAAGATCCAGAAGATCATAGATCTTTACAACGCAGGGGAGACAACAAGCGAAATTGCAATGAAGGCGGGAGTGCCTAAAGGTTCGGTGACATCAACCATCTTTACACTCAGGCAACAGGGCTATAAGGAATTGCGAGAGGCACAGCCGAGGAAAGCGCAGAGCCCGAAAATCGCCAAGGATGCCCTAGGATCAACGCAAACGGCCAAAGAGGTGGGAATCCCCGCCGAAAGCCCCGATCTCTTGCCCCAGCCCCAGGACGCCCAGGCTTTCAAGGCATCCGACCCGGCGCCCGAACCCGCTATTCAGGAAGCGGCGACGTTGCCGCAAGAGGACCAGATCAAGCCAACTCCCACCAAATCCCCCGCCGTTCTACCAACCCCATCAGCTACCGGCCTCGACCCTTCCACAATCCATTCGCTCATCGACGTTGCGCTCAAGATGCCGGAGCTCAAGAAAAATCTTTTGCACTATGCCGACGAGCTCGAGACCGCCGCGCTCTATATCCAGAGCATGGCCAAGGAGATCCGCGAAAAGATAAGCGCATAGATTTCAGAGAATCAGGACCGAGAAAAAAAAGAGGAACCATGGAATTACGAAAGCACCAGGCCGCGATGCTGGACATCGCGCGAAGGATCGTCGCCGGCGAGGAAATAAAAACCATCTTCGCCAGCGTCACCCCGGGAGGCGGGAAGTCAGCCCTCCCCGCCCTCCTGGCCGATACCCTTATCCCTTCACACTTCGACGCCATCGTGTGGGTCGTTCCCCGAAACTCCTTGCGAACCCAGGGAGAGGGGGACTATCTGCAATGGGCATCCAAGACGAGGATCCGCGCCTCCGACAATGACGGGGATCCTCTTCGGGGGTATTCCGGCTACGTCACCACCTACCAGGCCATCGTCGCGAATCCGAATCTCCACCTCCAGGCCCTCAAGTGGAAGCGGTTCATCCTTTTCCTCGATGAGCCCCATCACATCATGGAAGGCTCCTCCTGGGATGATGCCATCAGCCCCTTGGTCAAGGCCGCAGGGCTTGTCGTGTACGCCTCTGGCACCTTCGCCCGCGGGGATGGCCAGCCTATCGCGGGGCTGGCATACAGCCCGGACGGTCTCCCCGTGCTCGACGGATCCGGACATTCGGCCTTGATCCGATACTCCCGCACCGATGCCTTGAAAGAAAAAGCCATCTGCCCGGTCCACTTCCGCTATATCGACGGACGAACCGAATGGGAAGAGGACGGAGAGCACAGATCCGCGGGGAGCCTTTCCTGTGGCGAGTATGCCTCCCAAGCCCTCTTCACCGCACTCCGGACCGAATACGCCCTCCAGCTGCTCGACGAAGCCATGGCAGACTGGCGGACTCACCGCGAGACGGAGAACCACGAAGCCAAGTTCCTCGTCGTGTCCCCGGACATAAAGCTGGCCGAGATCTACCAGGCGCACCTCCACCGCCGGCGGATCGAATCCCTTATCGCAACCTCGGCGGACGACCGCGCAGCGCAAGAAGCCATCCTCCGGTTCAAAGGTTTCTCGTCTCCTACCTGTTCCACCCTTGTCACAGTTTCCATGGCTTACGAAGGGTTGTCCGTCCCGCAGATCTCCCATGTGGCCTGTCTCACGCACATCCGTTCGATCCCGTGGCTTGAGCAGTGCTTCGCCCGGGCGAACCGCCTGGCCCCGGGGAAGACACGCGGGATCATCTACGGCCCGAACGATCCACGATTCCGCGAAGCCATCGTGTTGATTGAAGCCGAGCAAGCCCTGGCCCTGAAGGAGCAAGAGGATCGAGGTGAGGACCAGGAAGGTGGAGAAGGAAGCGGAGGCGGCCAGCGTCAGAGGATCCAGCCCTTGCGATCCGAAGCTATCGGTCTCGAGCCTGGGCTTTTCGACTCAACGCCGGTGCCACAGAAGGACGGAGGGCTGCCGCCTTCCCAGGCGGAGAAGCTCCTGCGGTCCCAAATCGCCACCCATATCGAGATAGTCGTGGGCCGACGACGGCCAGGCGCCCGGGCAGGATTGGAGAGGGTAATCATGGCGGGGTTGAAGGATCTCATGGGTGGACGGGGAAGGAAGGAATTGACGGTCGACGAACTCGCCAGGCAGTGGGCCTGGCTCAAGGAGAGGTATCCCTTATGAGGTTTCTTCTGGGGTCTTCTCGAACGGGATCCCGTTCTTTTCAAGGTGCTCTTCCATCGCGATCTCGAGCTCTGCGGATGCAGACCTTCGGTTCTTCTTGGCCAGCGCGGCCGTCTTCGCGACAAGTTCGTCGTCCAGGTAAAGGGTTCTATTCCTGCGCATGTTTTGATTATACGCATAAAAGAATGGAAAAGCAATATATTTTATTCATACTTGACATATACGTATATACTGCGTAGAATATAAATATAACAGGAGGGAGATATGGCAAATAAAAAGCAAATGTGGGACTTGGTAGCCCAGATCTCCATGAAGGAAGGCCCGGACCTCCAGGTCGAGTACAAAAACTACGAAGCTGAAAGCCGCATCGTCGCGGAGATCCGCGGGCGGGCATACGTCGAGCAGCTAAACCCGGGCCACCGGGTTACGAAGATCAAAGCCATCCCCGCATCGAAGCGGATTGACGCCGAACGGCGCCAGGCCGCCCAGGCCGCTCTCTCGAGCGGTCAAAACCTTTTTTAGAGGACACGATGAAAACAACCTTAAACATCAATGTCGCCGCCACAGAGCGGTACATGGCCAGCCCGGAAGGGACCTCGCTCCTCTTGTGGAGCTTCTCGCGGGATCTCTCCCCCCAGGGCGCAATCATCCTATGCGTGGGGAAGGCCACGGGGCTGGAGAAGCTGGAGGTGGCCGAGGAAGTCGCGGCCGAGATCGTCAGGCAAGAAACCGCCAAGGCGGTTGGATATATGAAAATCGGGGCATGACCCCGGAAGGAGCAGATCATGGTAGGAGAAAGCAGCGGGCCGAGGGTGCGGATCAATCTGGCGCAGAATGCCAAGGGAGCCGTGCAGTTCGACATCACCTCGGAGTTCCCGAGCGTGGAAGAGTCGGTCAAGAACCTGGGAGAGGCGGTGGACAAGACCAAGGCGCTCTGCACCGAGAAGGGCCTCATCCTGGCCGGCGCGGGAGTGTGAGCATGCCCAGCGACATCAGGCTTGTCACCGTAAAGAGGAGCTTCAACCTGGGGGGATTCGATTCCCTCTCGCTGGAGCTCCAGGCGCAACCGGAGATCGGACAAGACCCCGAAGTGGTCATGGACGAGCTCACCGAGAAAGCCGAGAACTTCGCCCGGAAGTCGTACGGGAATCACATCATCGAAAAGAAGAGATAACAGGAGATCCAGATGAACAGAGAAACAGCGAAGAAGATTGTCGATCAATACCAGGGCCGGTCCGACGTGCGGTCCTTCGTGAAGCCCTCCCACCTTGAGGAGCTTTCCCCCCTGCACGAGGTCTACATCGATGTCGTGGTTGTCCGCAAGGACGAGTTTCACGAGCTCGAGGGCGGGAAGACCTACATGCCCCGCAAGGAGACCCTGGACAAGTTCGCCGCGGCCGCCGGTGTCTCGTACAACGAGCAATCGGAGCGGACCTGGAAGGAAGGGGATTCCTGCTATGTCGGGCGGTCCCAGGCCATGATCATGGGCCCGGACGGCAAGATGATCATGGGCGACGTCTGCGAGTACGAATTCGACGCCGACGTCAGAACCGAGGAGGCCAAGCTCAACGGCAAGGCAGACTGGAGCAATAAGGACGCGGGCGGACGGCCTGGCAAAAGAGAGCTCACTGAAAGAGACATCCAAGCCGAGCGTATCCAGTTCCTCAAGGTCGGCCGCCAGAGGGCGAACACGGGCGCCAGGAACCGGGCCACCGTTTCCATCCTCGGCATGTCCACCGGTTTCAAGGGGCTCTTCGACAAGAATGATCCCCCCACCGCCACCCGGACCTTCCTCTTCTCTCGGATCATCGTCAACGCCAAGAACGAGATGGTTATGAACGCCATGCTGGCGAACCTCGCCGGCAATACCCAGGCCCTCTACGGCCCCAAGGCCATCGCCGCTCCCGCCCAGGCCCCCGCCGACATGACCCGCGATGTTACCCCGAAAGGGACTGATCCGAACGTAGGCGCGGACATCCCCTTCGACTTCACGCCCGCCGCGGCCCCCACGGAGGACCCTGAGGTCGAGCAACACGCCCAGGCTATCCTCCTGTGGTTCCAGGCCGACACCACACCCCAGGCCATCAAGGATTCGATCCAGAAGCTCATCGACCGCGGAGAGAGCAGGAAAGAGATCCTCAAGGAGATCCTGGGCCTCCTAAAGCTCATCGAGGCCAAGAAGCCGGGGAACATCGTCTCGGCGATAGCAGCCAAGATCGCGGATCCAAACGCCACCGCGGCGGATCTGGCGAACATCCGGAACGTCATTGCGAACGCCATGAGAGGAGGTAGCAAATGAGGATTTTCCACGGAGCCGATATCCACTGCCGCAAGGATCGGGCTGAAGAAGTCTTCGCGGCCTTTGATACCATCGAGCGCGAGCATGCCCGTAAGCCCTTTGACCTGTTCGCCTTCGCCGGAGACTTCTGGGACGGACCGGTACAGAACACGGCCGGATCCCTTTTCATGGCCTTCGTGGACCGGGTCAGAAGGCTTGCCGACCTTGCACCGGTCGTGCTCATCGAGGGCACCCCGACCCACGACGCCCCGGGGAGCCTTGATGTCCTCGAGACGGTCATGGCGCGATGCCCCATAGTCATCCTTAGGCCGGGAGTAAAGTATTTCCTGAATCGAATAGGAGGGATACATTCTGGCCAATTCAACGGAAGTGGCGACATCGCCATTCTCTTCGGCGTTCCCGAACCAAATAAAAAGTGGCTCCTCGCAGAGCAAGGAGCCACAGGAAAAGAAGCCGCCGATAAGGCGTTCAGGGACAGTCTCAAGGCGCTCTTTCTGGGTCTTGGCGGGCTTCGGAAACAGCACTCGGAACTTCCCTGCGTCCTGCTATACCACGGACCCGTGGCCGGCGCCAAGAGCGCGACGAGCTATAAGGCCGAAGCGGGGACGGGGCTTGTGGTCTCCCGGGACGACCTGGCCGCCGTAGGCGCAGACTATATCGGTCTTGGGCATATCCACCAGCCCCAGCAGATCAAAGACCTCCCGGCCTATTACCCCGGATCCTTCTACCCCATCGACTTCGGCGAGACCCACAAAGCCGGCGGCAATGTGGTGGAGATCGAGCATCAGGACGGCATCAAAGGACAGGATCCTCTCTTCGACCAGAAGGCATGTGCCCGGGCCACCGTTTCCCGCCTTGAGTTCCCCATTCCGCAAAGGGTGAAGCTCACGACGAAATGGCCGGACGGAGCGGACGCATTCGATCAGAAGGCCGACATCCAAGGCAAGGTCGTATGGATCGAGACGACGGTCACGAAGGAAACCGCCGCGAGCTTTGACCAGGAGGTTTCCCTCGCTAGGCTTCTTTCCCTCGGCGCCCTCCCTGGATCCCGTGTCACCCTCAACGTGCTCCCCTCGGAAATGGTCCGGGCCGCAGAGATCGTGGACAAGAAATCCCTGGCCGAGAAGGTCCAGGTATGGGCAGAAAATGCCGGAGTCACCCTGGACCCGGGTGTCCTTGCGAAAGCCCAGGAACTCGAATCCCGGCTCCATGCGGTCTCCTGGAAGGATGGGGCGATAATCCGGATCGATTCCCTGCGACTCCGCGGTGCCAAGGGCATCTGGAAGAACCAGCGGAAGGACGAAGTCTTCATCGACCTTTCGAAGTTCGATCCAGGCGTCATCGCTTTCATCGGCTCCAACGGCATGGGCAAGACGACGATCTTGGAAAACATGCACCCCTGGCCCAGCCTTCTTACCAGGACCGGGACGCTCAAGAGCCACTTCCGCCTCAGGGATTCATGCCGGGAATTGCACTTCACGGATCTCCGGACGAATTGGAAGTACCGGGCGCTCATCGAGATCAACGCGGCCACGGCCTCAGGCGGGGCGGAATACTGGCTCCATATCGACAAGGGCACAGGATTCGAGCCGCTCCCCGGGATCTCCGGACGCCTGGCCGATTACGAGGAAGCCATCGGCGAGCTCTTCGGATCCCTCGAGATGTACCTCAGGACCGCCTTCGTCACCCAGCGCCCGACCTCCACGGCGCCCGACCTGGCCGACAGCACGAAAGGCCAGCGCAAAGCCCTCTTCGCCGAGCTCTCCGGGATCGACTACCTGGAGACCCACAAGCTCAACGCCAAGGAGATCGCCGACGAGCTGGAGCGGGATGTCACGGCGCTCGACTACCAGATCGACGCCGCTGAGCGGGTCGTGGAGACGCTTGCGGATAAGCGGCGTGAGCTCGCAGAAAAGACCGATGAGATCCAGGCCGCGATGGACATGCTCGTCAAGATCCAGCAGAAAGGCCAGGCGGCCAACCAGCACCACGAAAACGCCGCCAGGGCCGAGCGGACCGCCTCCGAGCAGCTCCAGGAAGTCGCCAGGGCGATCCAGGACCACAGCAAGGCTGAGAACGAGATCACCGGGCTCCTTGCTGACCTGGACCGCTACCGCCTGGCCGAAGAGCGCCGCCCCGCCGCCGAGGCTACCCTCAGGGAGTTCGACGCCCTGTCAAAACGCTATGAGGCCCTCCTGAAGGAAAAAGCGGTCACAGATCAGGCGAACCACGAAGCCTTGAGAGACTACAGCGACAAGGCCAGGGCTTTCCGAGCGAAGCTGGATGGCGCCAGGAGAGAGCTGGAGGACGCGCAGCGCCTCCTCTCGGGTAGGCAACAGCGGGCGGCGATCATCCTTGCCGGGCTCAACGCCGAGATCCAGGACCATTGCCCCACGTGCGGCCAGCTCCTCCCCGAGGATAAGCGGGCGCATCTTATCGCCGAGCGGGACAGGAAGGCTGCCGAATATGAGACGGCCAAAGCTGCCGTACTCGAGCACAATGAGATCGTCAACACCCTGGCCGATAAGGTTAGGCAGATCTCCGCCGAAGCTCCACAAGAGCCGGAACTCATCCCCTTTGCCAAGGAAGAAGAACTCTCCGAGGTCAAGTCAGACCTCCTTTTCATGGAGTCCCAGGCCAGCCAGGCGCGGCAGATCATCACCGAGGCCCAGGCGGCCGCCGTGCGGTCCGAGGAATCGCGCAAGCGCATCGAGGACAAGAAGACCGTAGTGAAGGCCCTTGCCCCGATTGTAGCCTCGAGGCAGGACAAGCAAGCCATCCTCCAGGATGCCCAGGCCACCCTCACCACCGCCCGTGAGGATCTCGAAAGGATCCGGAAGGAATTCCAGGACGCCATGTCCAAGAAGTCCGCGGCGATCGCGTCGGTGGAGATGCTCACTCGGGCTATCACCGAAGCCGAAGGCATCGCCGCCAAGGCGGAAACCGCCCGCAAGGACCGGGCAGGGAAAGCCCGCGAGCTCGAGCAGTGGAGGATTCTCGAGAGAGCGTGCGGCCCCGACGGGATCCAGGCCCTCGAGCTCGATGCCCTGGCCCCGAGCATCGCGGCCATGACGAACAAGCTCCTCCAGTCCAGCTACGGCGAACGCTACCAGGTCCGCTTCGACACCACGAGGATTGGCGGCAAGGGAGCGAAGGCCAAGCAGATCGAGGACTTCCTCATCTTCATCCAGGACGCCGAAACCGGCGAAGAGCAGGAGATCGGCACCCTTTCCGGCGGCGAGTCCGTGTGGATCCGCAAGAGTATTTACGACGCATTCGCCATCATCCGTGCAAAGAACACGGGGATCCAGTTCCAGACCGTCTTCCTCGATGAGGCCGACGGTGCCTTGGACCCGCCCGCACGGATGCAATACCTCCGCATGTTGGAGGCGGCGCACGAGGAAAGCCACCGCCATCACACCATCGTCATCACCCACTCCACCGAGCTCCAGTCCATGATCGGGCAGAGCATCGATGTCACCGCCCTCGGGCCGAAGGAGGCCACCCTATGAAGAAGAACCAGACCATACGCTTCGCGCTCTTTGCGCTTGTCTTGGCCCTCGCAGGCATAGCGCAGGTCTACACCATCCAGGCGAACCGGATCACCCTCGGGCAACCCCTGGCCGGCTCCGGGATCTATGTCGTCCAAGCCTACTTCCCTGGCGGCTACGGGGCATTTGCATTCGACTCCTCCAAGAGCTTACAGGCATTTGTAAGACTCCCCCAGGTAGACATCGAGCCTGTGGCCGAGCGGATCAAGATCGAGGAGGCGGGGCTGTGAACGGATACGTCTACATACGATCGGAGCCCAGGCTCTGGACGGTAGGTTTCTATGATCCGAATGGGGAATGGGTAGCTGAGAGTGATCATGATTCAGCTGAAAAAGCCGCGGCCAGAGTTGCATGGCTCAACGGGAGCAGAGAATGAGCCTTAATGAATCAAAAGGCAATATGTACGATTTCGTCACCCACACCTGGAACACGGTGAAGGGTGCCTGCTCGCATGATTGCTCATACTGCTACATGAAGCGATTCGGAACACAAAGGCCGGTTAGATTCGACGAGAAGGAGCTCCGCACGGATCTCGGAAGCGGGAATTTCATCTTCGTGGGTTCTTCGTGCGACCTTTTCGCCGAGGATATCCCAGAGAAGTGGATCAACGCCACGCTTTTGCACTGCTACTGTTATGACAATAAATATCTATTTCAGAGCAAAAACCCTGAGCGTATGGCGTTGTCGCTCATAGATCACTTCCAGGAACCACTGTATTCGGAATCAATTGTTGTATGCACGACCATCGAAACAAACCGATGGTACCCCGAGATCATGTGCAAATCTCCACATCCCTACGGAAGGGCAGAATCCTTCGCGGCCTACTGGCTACCCAAGAAATTTATCACCATAGAGCCGATCATGGATTTTGACCTTGACGAGCTTGTGGACATGGTAAGGCTCGTCAGGCCCGTCCAGGTAAACATTGGTGCGGATTCGGGTCACAACAATCTTCCAGAGCCATCATGGGATAAGGTGCAAGCCCTCATAGCGGAGCTAAGCACCTTCACGAATGTTGCCAAGAAAAGAAACCTTGAGCGCCTAACCCTGGCCACGCCGGAAAGGAATAAGTCGTGAATGTATCACTACGCAAAGCCCTGACCATCCCTTGTAGATGTGGTGGGATGCCAAAGGTACGCGATGGCATCGAGAATGGCGAGCATTGGCTTTTGTACTGTGACAAGTGCGGCGCAGAGTCTTTGTCAGGGTGTCGTCGCCATTATGCGACAAACAGTTGGGTGGCTATGAACGCCACGCCGGAAAGGAAGTAGAGGATGAAAGACATCAACGTCACGGTCATGGTAGGCCGCGCCACACGGCCCCCGGAGCTCAGGTATACCAAGGGTGGCACCCCCATCCTCGCCTTCTCCATAGCCGTCAACTACAGTGTGAAGGACGGCGACGAGTACAAGGACCAGGCCAGCTTTTTCGATTGCGAGTACTTCGGGAAAGGCGCCGAGGCGGTCAACAAGTACATCGGCAAAGGCACCAAGGTCCTCGTCAACTGCGAGGCCCGCCAGGATCGCTGGGAGCAAGACGGGCAACCACGGAACAAGATCAAGTTCCTCGTCCATGAGCTCACCGTGCTCGACTTCCACAAGGACAAGCCTGTTGACGGTTCCGCATCGGTTCAGGATGTATCTAATACTGTACAGCGAAAGCCTTCAGAGCCTGCGGATCCGAGCAAGCCGCCTATCACGTCCGCCGAAATGTTCGATGATGATATTCCGTTTTAATAAAAAGAGGTAGCCAATGTCACGACCTGTCAGATCCGGACTAGATTATTTCCCACTGGACACGGCCTGGGACGTAAAAATGAAGCTCATGAAGGCGAAGTACAAGCTCGTCGGTGTAGGTTGCATCATTGAACTCTTTAAGGCGATTTATGCTGAAGGATACGCCTTAAAGTGGGATGAAGATACCCGTCTCATCTTCGCTGACGAGAACGGCATTGAGGATGATAAGCTGGACGAGATTGTTTCTTTTGCCCTCGAAAAGGGCATCTTTGACCAGGGGATTTTCGAGCGAGAAGGCTATCTTACGTCCCATGGAATTCAATCCAGATGGCTGAAAATTTCGCAGTCTTCAAAGCGTCAAAATGCAATACTCCGGAGGGAACTCGATCTATTGGGGGTTTCTTCCGGATATACTCCGGAGGAAACTCGCTTAATTCCGGAGGAAACCCCTTTAATTCCGGAGGAAATGCCACAAAGTAAAGTAAAGGAAAGTAAAGTAAAAGAAAGGAGAGAGAGAGAGGCGGCTTCGGCTCCGCCTTCGCCGCCACCCCCATCTTCTGAAATTCAAGACGATGAGGAGGACGAACCCCAGATCCTTGGAACCTTCAAGCTCGTGAAGCTCAAGACATCCGCCTATTTTGACCTTCTCTCCCGATACGGGCAGACCGTGACCGAGGACTACATCGGGCGTCTCGATCGTCACATGAAGTCGACCGGCAAGAAGTATCAAGACCACCATGCCGTGATCATCGATTGGCTGATCCGCGACAAGATCTCGGAGGTCGGCGTCTGGAGCTCCGCGCCTCCTCCGATCCCCGACAAAGACCTTGTCAGTCCAGAAGCCGCCGCGGCGATCACCATGGGCGCTCGGGCGAAATTGCGAATTCCGGTGAAAACGTGAAAACCCCGCTTGACAGATCTATGGACCTATGCTTTATGCTTATACTGTTGGAAATCTAACGGACTCTTCGTGAGTTCGGTGTTATAGCCGCTACAACCGGCTAGAGCACCGGCGTTTGCCGGTGTATCTACGGGGTGGCGGTTTTTTTATATCCGCGCCCTGGCCTAGCGGGGCTGTACGTGGCTGAATCAAGCTCTGGTAAGTTTGCCAAAGTTGGCCTAACGCCAAAAGAGCGACGGTTCTTAAAATATTACCTCAAGACCTTCAATGCGACCAAGGCATACCAAGCCTTGGCTAAAGCATCTGGCAGCGATATCACCAAAGACTCAGCTATTACCCTCGGTGCTCGGCTTCTTGGCAGGGTAAAAAAAAAGTCCAGTGGGAAGAAATCCTCGATGTTGCGGGGCTTGGGGATGACCGCCTTGTCTTCGAGCTCAATGAGCGCCTTCGCGCAAAAAAGACCGAATTTTATCAAGGTGCGGCTATCGCTGACTGCGTTGATAATGGCACTCGTATGCGGGCTACCGAGCTTCTCGCTGAGCTACGAGGCCGTAAGGAAGTCAAACTCAATCACTCTGGCGACGTCCACACCTCGAGCGTTGTTGTCTACCTACCCGACAATGGACGAGGCGGTCTCGAAGGATCTGGCGATGCAGATAATTAAGCCGCAGCCAGGACCGCAAGAACAGTTCTTGTCTTCGCCCGCTGATATTGCGATCTATGGCGGATCCGCCGGTGGTGGGAAATCCTTCGCGCTCCTGATGGAGCCTCTGCGCCATATCAATAATCCACTTTTTGGAGCTGTCTACTTCCGGCGGACGATGCCCATGATCACCGCTGAAGGTGGAGCATGGGACAATGCCCAGGAGCTCTATCCCCCCCTTGGCGGTCGATGTATTTCAAGCCCCCAGAATATCACAAGGTTCCCCTCCGGAGCCCGAATTGGGTTCCACCACCTCCAGTACGAAGACTCTATTCATGACTACCAGTCCGCGCAGATTCCGCTCATTCTCTTCGACGAACTGACACAATTCACGAAGCGCCAATTTTTTTATATGCTCTCGAGAAACAGGTCCACCTCTGGCATCCATGGGTATGTTCGGGCAGGGACAAACCCCGACCCGGACTCATGGGTTAGAGATTTTATATCCTGGTGGATTGACGATGATACTGGGCTACCCTTACCTGAACGGTCCGGAATATTGCGTTGGTTCATCCGCCTCGATGACCAGATAGTCTGGGCAGATACCGAAGAGGATATACTTGCCACCTATGGCGCGGAA